GGCCTGATAGCTGGTCCCGCAGATACGGGAGAGAACTTTGTTCTCCCGCGGGGATCAAATCCCCAGTCGTCCTAAAAGGGCGACTTCCACCCAAGCTTGATGTTGACGTGCTTGGGGCGTCCAGAACGCTCCAAGTGCCCTTCATCGACGCTTGCAACGTCGACGGGACAGTATGGTCTAACATAGGATTTCAACCCTATGCCGGTCCAATTTCTGTCCATTAGACACTTGTGCAGGGCGCCAACTCCCTCTAGAGGATCTAGAGGAGGCTTGGCTACCACGGAATACCCCTTGGTTAGAGGGGAGTGGTAATTCGGATCCATTCGATCGGTTTGGTAACCGAGGAATGAATTCCTGCCCAGCAAGGGAGACGATGGCGCGACAACCGGAACGTGCTTAACCACACGAGCCAGATAGTCGTCCATCCAAGCAGCAGTCTTCCAGAGACCAGCAAAATAACACTGGTTCCTGAATGAGAATGCTGATATAACTCCCTCAGCATCTGTCCGTCGGGTAGGAAGTACACGTCTGAGCTTGACGATTGATACGTCATGCCCATCGTAGTACTCCTTACCGCAAGACTCTCTGAACCTTCCGGTCCAGAAAGACTTGCCGGTGTTAACTACATACCCGAAAAGGTGTAGTTCATCGACGACGGATACAGCACTGTCTCTGGGAACGATAATATCATCCCCAAAGACACGCACCTTGTCGGCCAGCTTAATAAGCTGATGCCGAGTAAGGGGTGAGCTGAGCTCGCGCTGGATTCCCAAAAAGGCCAAGGTCGCAAAGACCATGGCCTCAAAAGGGAAACAGAGAGCTGAACCCATAGACGCGAACTTGGACAGACGGATAACTCCGTGTCCAGGTACGTCAGCCTTCCGTGAACGACAAGCGTCAACCATCCCAAGCAAATCGGGATAGTTTTCGATCATCGCACGTACATGCTGATAGGAAACTCTATCGGAAGCCTCACTCAGATCGAGTGTGGCGAGTTCGCCGCTGAGCGAACCCTTCATGGCCATGACCCTATTAGGGGTCTGGTCATCAAGACCGATAATGCGGGAGAGGATACCATCCTCTCTGATCGCACTAGTAATACATTCCAAGAGAGCCTGCTGCGCATATTGCATCGCAGCTGGTTCAATTGCAATGATTCTAGGAGCTTTCAACGTCTTAGGTACAGTGATAACCCTAACAGGTATCTCTGCGCCGGGTTCGAGGACATTGAGTTCCTTATCCATTTCATCACGAAAGTGATGATTTGGAATAAGGTAGTCCGCAGCGGGCATAACCCGCTCAAGACGAGAGGTCCAGGTACGCATCCTGTACTTAGCATTACTGCTAAGACGATCAGCGACAGCGCCCGGACCATGCTTTGGTTTCAGACGTTGCCAATAGACATCTCTGTCCAATTTGGCAAACATCTGTCCAAAAAGCAATTCAGACATCTCCTTAAACTCAGTAAGATACTGAGGATCAAGAAGAGAATCTGATCTCCGAATGTCCTTCTCACATTGAATGAAAGAAGACATCGCTAGTCTCTCACGACGAGGTGTTACCACACTCGTTGACTTCCTTTGCGGGAAGTCATGAGGGAGAGCTATCTTGCTAAAAGACAGCGTTAGCTGTCGAATAGCATAGACTGCTTCGATGTCCGGATCATCCAACAGCACACCGCTAGTAGTGCTAAACACACGTCCAAGGAAACCTTGCAGAAATGCAGGGAGACCAGTACGACGGTTCCTCCCAAAGGAGGGACAGTCAGAAGGGACGACGAAGCCTTGGTCGAGCCATTTTTCGATGGCTTTTCCATAGCTCGCCAGGGTTATCGCGAAAAACGATAGCCCCTCGTGTTCAGCACGCTCCGAGACAGTTGTTATGTCCCGGATGGCGCTAGTGCAACATCTAACTGCCAACTCGTTGGCAGTTATGGACCAGAGTGACGTAAGGCTTTTCATAGTCCCCTCCTATCGCTAGGGGGTGGCTAATCCGTAGCCTATGTCTAAACGGGGTCCTTCGGTATATCGTGAGAAGAAATCCTGTAGAGACGGTCTGCCTCTACCAAGAAATTCTTCAAATTGATATACTCTCCTGGAGTAAGTCCGTTAGGACTACTATAGAAGAGAGTCATCTGCACAGATCTCCCATCGGGACGATCTGCAACAGTGACATCGAAAAAGACACCCTTCACGCGCTAATGACCACAATTAGAAATTGTGTTCAGAAGCACCTCACCTGCAACGTACGCGACATTGACAAGAGCCAACAGGATCACCAAGAGTTTCTTACCCAAGGTGACCTGGGGTTCGTCAGTGGCCCGACGCCCGTAGCCATTTCCATGGCGACGGGTTGGCCGGTAGCGAAAGTGTGCATCCTTCTCAGGAGGCACAAGATCGTCTGGCATATGTTGCGACGCTCAGAAACGAGAGCTAGGTAGAGAGTCCTAAGACTCTCCGCCAAGCAGCTTCGTGACGAGAGCGTCCGAAGTTGCCGTAATGAGGGTTTTGAAGCCCACATATGCGGCAAGCGCCTCGGCGTTCGTGAAACCGTCGGACGGGAGATCGAAGACCATGTAAACACTCATGGATCGTTCGACATTCTCATCCGGCGTGAACGCGTTCGGCGCCAACTTCGAGATGTCGGTCCGAATCATACGGCGTGCTCGCTTTCCCACAGTGTGGGAGGCGGTCACGACGATGAGACCGTCCGCACTGCTATAGTGCGACTCGCTTCCTTCCGAGTAGGTACGCGGAAGGGGCGTGGTCACACCTGACAGTGTGAACGACAAGGGATCGGTGAAAGACATAGGCATCACTCCTAGGAGCAGAGCTCCCGTTGGCGTTACGTAGAGCAACATTCTCAATGCGGATGATGGGTAATACCCAACGCCGCAAGGATGGACTTCTGCATGGTGGACAAACCATCATACGTCAACCCAAAACCATATGGTGTGGCCTGAATCCGTCGTTTGGTTTCACTAACCAAAGTAACGGAAGGAGGCATTGGACCGGGCGTCCCGGCTCTGTTGAACCAGGGCCCGACCAATGTATAGGTATATGACGAAACTGTATGTTCCATCATATAACCATATACCAACACCTGGTTGTCGAC